TTCCGGGGCCGCCCGCAGTAGCAAAGTCTTTCATCGGAGTGAGGCGCCGCACAACTTTGATAATGCCTTCACCGGGTTTAACTTCTCCTAACTGAAGAGTCTGTTGGACGCTTCGGAAAGTTTCGGCCTCGGTGGGGATAGTATCTATATCCTTGAAGCCCTCCAAAAAGCCCTGAAAGAACTCAGAGTCCGCTGCAAAGCCGGCGGCTAGGGCGCCGACGCCGGCCGCGGCCAAACCAAGAGGAAGCTTGTTGCCGTAGGCAGCGATAAAGTTTTTGGAAACTGATCCTTGGGCGGCACCCATCTTCTCTTCTTGCTCTGGTTCTTCCTGCTCGTTAACATAGAAGTACTTATCGGCCATTCCAAAGTCTTGGAAGTAGATGACGAGCGCACGAAGGACCGCAATAATGGTGTTGGCGCGATCGCAATCAACCTGCTTCGCTTCGAAATCTTTTACAACCTTGTCATATTCATTGTAAATTTCGGCAGTGTTTCCCATAAAATCATTTTCATCATTATTGGGGAACCCCTGCTGTTGGAGGGACACATACAATGCGCGGGCCGGCTTATAGTCTAGTTTTTTGAGCCACCCTTCAAGTTGCTTCTTTGCGGTATCTTTGAGGGCCTTTCTCTTTTCAATGTCAAAAGTTTCTTCACCGCCCAGGAGAGTGCCTGCTCCGCCGCCAAGAATACCGATATCTTTAACGCCGGCGTACACATCTTTGACCTTTTGAACAAAGCCTTTTGGCTCTTTTGTTCCGGTAGCATCTCGAAGATCGCCGAGGATCTGCTTAAGCTGCGCTTTCTTCAGGCCCTTAAGATTGTCAGCGTCGTATCCTAATTTATCTAATTCAGAGCCTTCGGGGTCAATCTTTTTAATCTGCTTAATGAGCTTGCTGCTACCAAACAATCCGAACAGCTCTTCCAGCTGCTCTTCAGTTAAAACAACTCCCTGTGATGCAAATTCTTCTCGAATTATTTCTTTAATTTGGCCTTCGCTTAGAAGTGTTTTTCCTGTTGTCATTTTTCTAGTCCTTTAAGATTCCGTTTAATAAATTAAGAATTTTGTTGTTCTTCTCGGCCTGTTCATTCATGAGTTTGTTTTCTTGTAGTGACATAAACGCGTTGGGTGTTGAGGGTTCCGACACAATGTCAAAACAGATAAGCTGAAAGTCATCCTCGACAATGGTTTTGCCCTGTCGCTCTGTGACCGATCCCATTCCTCTTGAGGAGATGCCAGTCTTTACTCCAGACTCAACGAGGGACTTGAGAATCTGCCCGGAGGGAGTACTTAGTACTTTAATCTTGCCCATAACTGATGGGCCATCCATCCATACCTCTGTTACCATATGGGATACGTTAACTAAATTAATAATAGAAGAGTCAGGGTGATCTAGTTCGCCCAAGGCGCGACGGTCTTCCACTAGGGCTTTATATTTACCAACTTCCCGCTCCATGATGGCATGGGGATACACGCGACCGTTCCCATTCTGAACGTCTGCTTCTTGGAGTTTGCCTGTGAGCATCATTCCGCCTTCTTTGACGAAACGCTTCTCGGCTTCCGTCAGTAAGTCCTGACAGACGCCGCCTTCGCATAGTTCATAATATTCTCGTAGAAGTTGTGCCATTGTTTATTACGCGTCCATCGCGTCCAGATTGGCCATCTCGTCGCGATATTCTTCTCGGCCGGTATTTTTCATTTCCTCAGCGCGGCGCTTCAGCAACAACGTCAGTCCCGCCATTCCGAGGGCGCTAAGCGCAAGAGCAGCGAATACCGGGGCCCCACCAATAGAAATAAGGGCTGCGCCGGCGATTCCCGCAGGCTCCGCCGCGGCCAATGCTGCACCGGCTGCAGCGACGCTGAGCGGAATCGTAGCTAGGCCGCCGAGGGCAACAGGGACATTACCAAGCTTTTCGCCGGAGCGCTGTTTATCAAGGCCGGCTTTGGCGCGGTCCCAAGTTGCGTCTCGCTGATCGCGGCGCTGCTGCTGCTGAGTTACACGGGCCTGCCTGTCTGACGTCGACATAGCGGATTCGATATCCTCTCTAGACCCACCTCGAATATCGGCTGCGGAGCGGCCTTCTTCAAGCTCTGGAGAGTCGGCCCCAACAACCTGTGCGACAGCGGCCATTATTTCTGGGTCCTGGAGTGCGGCCTGAATGGCTTTTTCTACCTCAGGGTCTCCCTCTAATTCGTCGGCGACCTGGATCACCTCTTCAGGAGACACTTCGTCCCCCTCCCGCAATACCGTCTCGTGCAAGAAATATCTTGGATCTATTCTTTTTACATTTTTTCTGCGTGCCATTGTTTTATTCCTTTTGAAGTTTAAAGTTTAACGTGGGGCCTTTCGACCCCACATAAAGTATGCTACCGGAGCAGCATCGTCGAACTGGTTGGATCATCCATTTTGTCATGATTTCTCACCTCCCTTATGGACCACGCGGATCCCGTAATCCTCGACCAACATACTCAAAAAGTATGAGGTTCCAGCACTAATGCAACCGCACATGAACGCTGTCATAGGCTGATTGCTAAAACTAAATAGTTCCGTATATGGACTTATGCCCCATAGAAACACGCCAACCCAAAATCCCATGCACAAATGGCAATGGAATAGCCGGCCGAATCCCCCCATTGATTTGCACGGTGGGCGGATCTTATTAAAGATGTGTCCGTGAATAATAATAAATGTCATGCCGTAAGCGGCAAGTATAAAATGTAGTAGTTGCATTAAGTTTTATCCGTTAATTCTGACTGATCTGTGACCTGAAGCTTCTTGTTTATCGCATCGATGAACAAAGCATTTAAATCGGGGACCGGGGCGTCCGGACTCAATCCATTTAGGTAGTTTTCGAGATCATCAAAGGGAGCTTCTGTTTGAAAGATTTTTTCTTCCAACTCATCATCTGTTATATCCAGCACAGCTGCATCTATGCAAAGAGCTTTAAATATTGTATCCAAAGTTCTTTTATCAAACTTTTTGTTTCTCCCGCCGCGTATAGCGCCAATAATCATATTTCCTATGCCAGCAAAACCAGCAACTGCTCCGCCGGCGAGGGCTCCTGCGCCGCCGGTTACTATACCAGTGGCAGCCAAGACCCCTGCTAAGCCTAGTGCCCAATCTGCGCCGGTCTGTAGTTTATCTAGCAACTCTTTTGCGTTTTTGTCTTTTCTTGCAACTGCATAGGCAACTTGATAAGCCTGCCTAAATTCACCGGCGTTGGTGAAGTGGGCTCGACAAGCTGCAGCGCCTTGCTCGTCTAACCGAAAAGATCTCCACCCCTCCATAATGAGCTTCATCTCACTCATAGTCTAATACCGGTTTCGTAATGGATAGTAGTAGTAGCCAGGACGCATGGAGCCCTTCTCGGCATATTGCGGAACTTCGCCGTACTCGGTAGAGTTGCGATCGTCGGGGTGAGTATACATGTCTTCAAGTTCTTTCTCATAATTGGTAGCAACTTGCTCGTACTGGGCTTCAATCGTAAGAAACTCTGAGATAACATATACAGCTGCTTGAATAGAGTTAACCTGATCGTTGGAAAATACTACACCTTCTAGGGAGCGGAAAATGTTTCCTCCCTGAACCGACTGGCGATCAACAATCCCCTGATCTGCCAAAAATTCAAATAATCTATTCTGATATTCGTAAACATCCTCAGTGGAAGTAGTCTTTGGAAAAGTTACCACTTTCATCTTTTCTGGCATGACGGCAATATCAATCTTGGTATGGTCCATAATGAGTAAAGAGCCGTCTAGGCCCTTGCGAGCATTAAGCTCTACTGTGGCCTGTGGTCCCCCAATTTTAATCTTAATCATTAGAGAACAACTCCTGCGTTAATTCTTGAGTCAATAGAATTTTATTAAGATCTTGCTCTGTAAAGTCCCGCTTTCGGAATCCTTCGAGATAGAGGAGCGCCTCTTGCGACTTGCTGCGAATGATATCTGGGTGCTTAGATTCCGACACGCGGCGAAGTTGATCTCCGAGTCTAGACAACTCCTCGTTCAAGTACAGCCTAAGCTCGAAGCCGTCGTCTGCGAAACTAGTGATATAATGATTTAAAAATTCCTTCTGCTCCTGCAGGAGACCGCTGTATTTATTGTTAAACTTCTTAATAAATGAATTATAAGCCAGATTGTCTAAGGCCTTCATCTCTGCGCTGCCGCGGTCTGTTGAGGATCCAGTACTCATGCCATCGATAAGAGCTTGCTCAAAGAGCACCTTCTTCTTTACCGATGTCGACGGGTTGAAGATGGAGCTAATTGACGCCAAAGATTTAAAATTTGGAACGAAAGTGCCCCACACCTCCTTAGACATCCCCTTATTTATCGCTGCTATTAATTTAGATTGAGCATCGAACAATTCTCTCTCGTCCAAACGCCCATGGGCCGCTTTAGTTTCGACCAATAGCCTTTCAGCTATTTTAAGATCAATATTTTTAGTTTCTAAAATTGCTTGATATAGACGAAGCTCTTGTCCTAGAATTGTCCGGGAGTTAAAATGTTCTTTTAAAATTTTAATGATCTTGTCTTTTCGCAAAGCATTTTGATCCACGATAGCTTTAGTAAGTTCTCGTGTGAGAACTTCGTAAGCAAATGCCGTGTTTCGCTTTTTGTTATGTTTCATCCTTTTGTGCCTCTTTTGCTTCTAATTGTTCTACCAACTTACGAACATGGTGAGTGTTTTCTATTAAACGACTTTCGTTATTATAAGTAGGTTCTTTTTTCTCTTCAATGCCCAGCATTGATTTTAATTCCAGATTTCCAATTGCCAAATCGCTCGGACGCATGCGACCCGGATTCCGTGCACGTGAAGTACTCAAGGTAGGTACCTCTGGCGTCGCAGCACTCCAGGTTTCGCGGCGAGTTCGTCCAGTGGACTTGCGCTGATCTGCAGCTTTCTTGCGGTAGCGCCCGCCCTTTTCATAGGTGCGTTCTGGACCGCCTTCTTCTAGATCTTCTCGTCGTGCTGGTGCCGTCAGAAGCGCTGACTCTTCTCCACCTTCTTCTCCGCCGAGATCCCCGCCGAGATCTCCACCTTCTTCTCCGCCAAGGTCACCCAGAGCGTCTCCGCCGCCGCCAAGGTCACCCAGAGCGTCTCCGCCGCCGCCAAGGTCGCCTAGGCCACCGTCGGCACCTTCGCCTTCACCAACGACACTTTCAAGCTCTTGTTGGAGCTTGCGGTCAAAGAAGGTCTCTCTGTTGTTTCGCAAGATTTCTTCATCCGACAGGCCTAAGATGTTGTGCCCCACCCATCGTTTGCTATAGGTCCCTTCAGGGACGGCGTTGGCAACATCAAATTTGGTGCGCAAATACTCTAACTGTTGCAGTTCGGCTAGGCGAGAAGGGTTGTTAAGCTTTATATCAAACCCAATTAAGTCGTCGCCCCTAAATCCTAAAGTATAGAGGTGGACTACTGAGATCTTTTCCAGTTCAGAAATGATGGAACGCTGAAGGCGCTGGATGGTCCGGGCAAAGCGGATGTCTTTCTGGGCTAGTGTTGTCTTGTCTTCGGTGTCGCCCTCAAGATTAGTCAAGTATGATTGCGGGACCTTGATCGCGGCGAACATTTTGTCACGCAAGTATTTAACATCCTCGATGTCGTCCAGAGACTTCGCGCCTGGAAGGGATATGATATCCGAACCAACACCGCCGCGCATTGGGATAAAGTAATCTTCTTCTAGAGATAACGGATTGTATCGAAGATCGACTCGGCCAGTATTTGCATCAACCAAAGAGTTTCTCTTCATCTCGCTCTTCACTTTTTCCATATATTGTGGGATGTCTTGAGGAGGAATGTTGCCAACGTCAATCTTAAATACACGGCGCTCGGGTGCGCGGACGACACGATAAGCAATCATGGCGTCCTCCAATAATGTAAGCTGGCGCCAAATCCTGCGAGCAGGGTCTAAAATAGAAGTTCCATATGGGGCATGCTTGTCATTACCTAAGATACGAAAATGAGCTACCTGCCAGTTTTCGAAGGTCATGCCTCCACCGTTCCACTGGTACTGAACGTAATTGGGGTTTGTTGGGTCTTGACCCTCTAGCCTTTCCACTTCGGTATTAGGAAGACCGATTACCGACGTAACACCAAGTTTATCATCAACATCTAAATAAAGGAAAAAGTCCCCATACTTGACCATCGAGCGCGACCAGCCAAACATATTGAACTCTACATTCAGAGCATCATAAAATAAAGTCTCTAAGATAGTTTTGATTTCAAGGTTTCTACATGAAATATTCAAAAGCTTGTCGTACTCATTAGAAGTTGTCATCTCATCGGCATAGATATCGAGAGCCGAGGCAATCTCTGGCATGTACTCCATCTGTTCGAAATCGACATAACGTTCGGCACGGTTTTGGCTTCGGAAGGCTGCCGAAGTCATCATATTAAAGTTTTGAGAGAAGTTGTTATCGGCGCGCTTGAACTCTTGGCCGCTCATAGAACGGAAACGATAGCGATATTTATCTAGGTCGCCGCGGCGCTCTTGGCGCGCGACTTGTGCCTTATAATTTACAATGGGGCCAGAGAGGATTCTAGTCAGCCGCTTGAACAGCGGTGATGCGGGATTCCTTGTGTTTTTTTCGTTTCTACGTGCCATATGTTTTAACCCTTAATCAGTGCAAAATATTGCTCATTAAATTTCTCAGCTTCTTGAGCTCTCATGTTCTCACCTGTTGCTTTGTGACCAGTCATCCCCGGAATTGTAGTAGATAGGTTGGTTTTAGATGTAGATATAGAGGCTAATGAGTGTTTATTATACTCTATATTTTCTTGACTTTGCACTATTACTGTATCCCTTACCCAACAACCAATCGCAAATGACATAACCAAATCATCATTATAACTTCTCATCGCTTGTGGCCGGCCTGACTGCCAAATAAAGGTTTTCATTTCAGAAAGCAGACGATTAGAGTTAATCTTAATTAGTTTGTTTCTCATAAACTCTTCCATCTTCGCAACGATCAAAGGTCGTGTTTTTGAAGATGTGGTAAAACCCGGGAGGACATTAGACTGCCACTGAGCAGTTATAGGATCTACATATTGGTGATCACCTTTAGATGAATAATATATATTAGGATAGCCTTTATCCTGTAATTTTTTAAGTACTGCATAACCAATATTGTTATTTTCTATGACCAACATCGGGTTACCATATTCCCCACACACGTTATATAAAATATCTGCGAACGCGTCGGGATTTGGTTTTCCGACATATTCGGCCACCACCTCCATCGTTTCGAGTTCAAATACATGAAAGGCGCTGTTATCTTTGCCATCACCGCGAGCGACATCAGCGACGATTAAATGTGGTTTAGTGGGATCGTATTTTTTCCAAATCCAATAATTCCTGTCAAAGCCCGTTCGATATTCGGGGGCAACAACCTTCTCTAAATACCACTGGATATCATCAGGATGTATAACCGTTTCGCCCGAAACATTGAAATTACACTCTAGCTCTTGCGCGATTTGGCGCTTCGACATGTTCCTGGTTTCTTTCTCAAACCAAGCTTTATTGCGCTCTGGATGTACATCCCACATTAAGGTGGTCATGTGAAAATCATTAGTGGCAGCCTCGGCTTCAACGCAGTTCTGATGGAACCAGTTACCTACACCATTAGGGGTAGACAGTGCGATGCAGCGACCTCCAGTCGAGAGAGTAGGATATAGGGCTGTCCATAGATCTCCCAGCTTTTCAACGTGGGCGGCCTCGTCAATCACCAATAAAGATAGAGCTTCCGAACGGCCTGCATCGCCGGAGGTGGAAGACCCTTTAATCTGAGATCCGTTGGAAAGTTCGAAAGATGTTCTATTGTCAACTGTAATTGAAGCAATCTGCATCCATTCTGGGAGGTGCTTAATTAAGGCTTTTACTTTTTTAACAAGATTGGTAGCTGTCTGTAGCTTGGTTGCCACGACTAAAATATTCTTATCCCGATGGAACATCATTAGCCACGCCACGTAAGAAGCTGTAATAGTGGAAATTCCGAGCTGTCGAGCTTTAAGAATTATGTTAAAACGATAATCAGTAAAGTCTCTTAACAGATCTTTCTGATAGTCATAGGCTTTAAAAGGAATGGTACCCTTTTGGGGGTGTGAAATACGACCGTAATTTATAGTAAAATAGACGGGATCTTTCCCCGCCTTAACGATCTCTCTTAGAATTTCTGTCTTAGTTAGGGCATTCCCCATAACATTTGTTATTTGCCTTTGCGAGTGTCGTTCGAGGGGCGCTTATTCTTGGGTCCTTGAGCAAGCCACTTCTTAACTGCGTCATCTAAGCGTTCTTTACTGTCACCCGGCTCGACCGTGTCGACATCCTTAAGGCCCCCGATTCTATAATAGCAGTGAGCCTGACAATCTGTACGATAGTTAGACATTCTTTGAACCAGGATGTCATGGTCCCCCTCTTGTGTAAGAGTCAGGGTGTCACCGGTGATGGCCTTGTATTCTTTCTTAAGGAACTTAACAATATCCTTAAGCTTTGTAATGATATCATTTTCAAATCTCGCATCCTTAACATCTTTGATGAGCACTTCCGCTTGATAATTAATTCGAAGTAGTGGGCCGGCGATGGTCACTTTAAACCCGTCCATGACACGACGGTCATTAATATAGTGGCCGTCTTCTCGGCTTAGGCCGGCGGTTCGGGCCTTACCATCAGCAGCCAGGGATGCCTCATGGGCCCCGTCATAAGCGTTTGCTGCTGCTTGATTGATTCCTTTGATAATATCGTATACTGTTGCCATGTTATTCTTCCTTGTTGGGCCTCCACCCTGTTGCCCATCTTTCTTCTCGGCCCTCGATATATTGTATATAGCAAGCTAAGCACGCTGCAAACTTATTCATATACAAATCATCTTTGGGACGAAAAGAATATTTAGAACAAACAGGACACGTCCTATTGTGGTCTCTATTAAGTAGTTTTTTGTTTATTAAAAATCCGTCTTCTTCTACTTTGTTCTGTGTCTCAGATAATTTGGCGAACTTCTGTCGCTCTTCTATGGACTGCTGGAGGTATTCTTTTTCTTTGTCCTCGTCCCAAAATCGGCGAGGATTGTTGATGGTTTCTTCGCCATACTTCTGGGTTATGGCCTTTTCTAGTTTGGCAATGTAGTTGGGGTCTTTACTCATCTGCTAGAGCATCCAGATGAGGCTTAAGAGCGTCCGCCAGCATAGCCAAGAGCCCCGGGCTGCTTACAATAGCTTCAAGAACTGGCGGTGTTGACGCTAAAGCCTCTCTATCTGTCCCGTCCGTCCCTTGATCTACGTATGAAGCGTCGCTCCACGCATCTATATCAAGGTTCTTGTCTTCCAAAATAATATTTCGTATAGTATCTAATATCGACATTGTTTTTTATCCTTTTCGTTATGATTGGGTATCAAAGTTAATTCCATCTAGTGATACCCAGTCGCCAGAGGCAACGGTGGAGGGAACTATAAGATCGACGGTTCCATCAGTGTCGACATCTACTCGCCCGTGAACGTAGCTGCCGCCGTCCGAGACCTGGACTGAGAAAATCAATTTGGCAGAGGGCCGATAGCCCGCGGGCAAAGTGAATATAGTATCGCCGGCGCCGCCGGCCTTGAGGAGCCCGCGCAAATGAATGAATCCCAAGCTATCTTTCATATACCCGGCGTCTTGGTAGAGTCCCCCATAGTTGCTCCATGTGCCTGCGAGGGTTGGCGCAGTCCAGGCTTCTTGCGCAATCGTGGAGCCGGCTGTAGATACGGTTAGGTCGCCGCCAATAGCGAGATCGCTAGTGATGGTTGTTGTACCAGCACCCGCTGTGGCGTCTAAACTAATATCTCCATCAACAGTAAATGTAAGATCCGCGGCGCTGGCATCGTCATCAACAGTTGTGATTGTGGTTGCACCGTGAGTGGTGGTTTGAATCTGGAAAAAATCGCCACTATCGACTGAGCTTTGAATCCTAAGATCGACATTGCTAGCGCCGTCCTCAACGTCAAGCTGGAGTCCGTAGTTGACGACGCCGCCTTGTGCAGCGATCCTTGCGCCGGTGATGAGACTGCTGGCGCCTTTACCACCTTGTGCATCAATATATGCGCCGTATAAATAGGCTCCACCAACATCTGCAGCATGCGAAAGCGTCGGCGTCACGTATAAGCCATACATGTAGTTGTTGCCAGCGGTGGCTGTGGTGTTATCCATATCAATATTGAGACCATACATGGTGTTGTTTGATGTGGAAGCACCGGTTTTGTCAAAATCTATATACAACGCGCCTATCGCGGATGGTTCGTCTTCGGTGACATCTGAATAATTCTTGTCTATTTTTACTCCTGTAGCTCCACCGTCTGACTGGACTGTTAGCGCTGTTGCAGCAATTGCCGCGGCGTTGTTCTGGATTATGTGTGCGCTGGTTCTTGCAGATGTATCTGAGGAATCATCATCAACATAAAGGGCGTTACCAGTTGTTAAGGCGTCTGCTGAAACTTGGATTACCTTCGCCGTTGTCACGCTGTTTGCGGCTATAGCAACCACGTTTGCATCAACATTGGAAGCATTAATATCAAGCGCAATCTCGTCTGTATCATTACTGTTTAATTGTACAAGGGGTACCCCGTAGGCACCAGCAGAAGCGTTATTCTTAACCTCTAGTGTTGCTGCCGGTGAACCCGTATTGTCGCCGATGCTCATCCTGTTGGAAGAACCTTCGATAAAAAGCATATGGGATTCGTCGGCAGTTTCAACTCTAAAGTCAATGTCAACGCCACCTTCATTAAAAGTTACGTCGTTTTGAGTATCCTGAGTGAAATCCACAAAATTGACGCCGCCCGCTTGGATGTTTATGTCGTCATCCGTAAAGTTGATATATGTGTCCGTATCGCCTACATGGAAAATCTTGGCAGCGACACCTACGTCTGTTCCATCAAATGTTAGGTTTGCAGAAGCGCCAAAAGAGCCTCCGTCATTAAACTGAACTTGGGTGTTGGAGCCTGCCGGTGAGCCACCACCACCAGCATTTTCGAATGTTAAAGTTCCGTTGCCGTCTGTCGTGAGTACCTGAGTGTTGGTACCATCCGATGTTGGAAATGTATAGTTTGCAACGGTTAAAGCATTAAGCTTCTTCAGGTAGCGTTGAAGAAACGCAAGTAGGCGATTTCTGGATGATACCTCAGGTATGCTCACTGTTTTACGATCTCCGTTGATAATGCAAAGATCCCCAATGAAGTGAGCGTTCCGATTCCAAATCCTAGAGCTACCAATAGAGGACCTTGTGCTGGTTTTTGTTTCAAAACTAACTCGGTCAGACGATCGTTCTCGGCTACTTTTAAAATCATCATTGATTCGTATTTATCTTTCAGGGAACTGATTTCAATGTCCTTGTAGTCGAGTTGCAGTTGATATCTTTCTTCCTGCATATGGAGTTCATACCCGATGCGCAAGTCGCACTCCGAATCTTCAAACTTCTTTTCAGTTACAATTTTTGCGGCGGCGTCTAAAGATAATAGCACCCCATCAAAAGGAACTATGTCTCCTGCCTCAATCGGCAAGACAACATAATCCGGGAAAGTTTCAGTTTCTTCTGCCAGCACGATGGCGGGCGCCATCATAAAAATCGCCAAATAAAGCGACAATATTTTCCTAAACATTATTCCATTCCAAAAGCTTTAGCTAGCTCTTTGGCCAGCCTCTCTGGATCATTATAACCTTCGTCCACAATTCTTTTAAGTTCTGCTTCTTTTTGTTTATCGAGAGTCTCTCCTCTCATTTTAAATTCTTCCTCGATCTCTGCTCTTCGCTTAAGATGTTCTTGAAGCCTATCATTTTTTTCTGCAATCTCGGTATTGTGAATGTGTGCTAATGTTTCCATTTCTTGATCATGAGCGTCTCGCTTAGACTCCATTAAATCCAATACCCCAGCCAGGAAAGCTCCGTTACGCGTGAGTGCACCAAGAAGACACGCACACAAAAAGAGGAGGCCGACGATAATCACCCACCAAAACTTCTTAGCCCAAAGCCACAACTTTTTTGAAATTGTTTTAAGTTTTAATAATGCCATTACTTATAACCCTTAAGCTTCGCAACTGCGTCAATTATTGTCTGACCACCGATGTAAACTGTGGTAATAATTACCCAATCGCTGGAGGCCAGGTCGGCAAACAACAGTAGGCAAGTAGCTGTTGCCCATGCCATTAATTTGCGGGAAACCAGTTTGTCTAGTCCCTTATCTAATATATGTCTCATGCTTGACTCCTTAGTACTAATTAGCGTCGGGAGCAAAGGATGACTAAACAACTTAAGTACAAACTTAAAAAAACACTAAAGAACGCAGAGTTTGTACATGCTGACTTAGAATACCATCAAGAACTATCCCAAGATGCTCTCTTAGGGTTTCAAGAAGCAATCAACAGACTCCTGGCCGAACTCACCGAGGAAGAGAGGCAGCTCCTTAAAGATCATTTAGATCGACAACCACAGCCGGTTGCTCCGGCGCGGTCAGTCGACTCGGAAGAAGAAGAGCCCGAAGTGCCCGACTACGATGATATTAGCGCACTAGTAACTACCGACATTGAAGCCGAAGCCGAGGAGCACGCACTGCCAAAAATTAACAAAGATCTAGAACTAAAGAAACTGTTTCGTCGAATCGCAGAACAGACACACCCCGATAAAGTAAGAGCCAACGGATTTTCCGAGAAAGAGATCGCGAGGCTCAGGTGCATCTTTATGCGTGCAAGAGAGGCGCACGATAATGAAAACTGGTACATCCTTTACTCAATTGCCATCCAGTTGGGACTAGAAATTGAAGAACCAACCGCAGAAGAGATCGATTGGATTGAAGAAGATATTAAAAAAACTCTTGCTGCTATTGCTGGTATAGCTAATCTAAGCGCATGGCATTGGTATATTGGAAACGAAGAAGACAAAAAGCAAGTGCTGCGATACTATTTCTTACAGGCTTATAATTTCCACCACCCAAGCCTATAAGCTACTGACTGACTCTGGCGAACCCACCCTCTTTGTCAATTGTAATTTCCACATCCACAATATCTTTCAGGGAGTCGACGTGAGAAATCAGGATCACAGTCTTAAAATACATCTTAATGAGTTGAAGGATTCGAATGAACCCTTCCATATTGTCGGCGTCAAGAGCTGTTCCTGGTTCATCTAAAATAAAAATGTTGCCCTTCGGGAGTGAAGACACTGATAACAGCGCCAACCGGATGGCCATCGCCGTAACGGTCTTCTCTGCGCCGGAACACATTTCAATTGGGCGCGGGTCGTGCTTCGGGTGCTTAATCAAAATATCAAGTTTGCGGCCATCTTCTTGGAAGAATACATCAAAGTCTACAATATTGGCTAGAACCTTGGCTATCTCGCTGTTAATGACTGGCAGTCGCTTTTTGATAATATCATAAGCGACCCCATTAGAATGAGTGCATCGCATGAACAAATCGTATGCTGCATATTCTTCTCGAATTTCGTCTATGTCTTCTTTCTTTTGCTTTAGGTCTTCGACCTTTTGCTCCATTGAGCCAAGCTGCCTGTGATGCAAGTTAATTGAATCTTCCACTTCTACTATTTCGTCTCTAGTGTCTTGTATTTTTCTTTCGACTTCATCACGGGAACTAATAAGACTTTCAATGTTCTTAATTAAGTCTTTCTTCTCTTCATATAGATCAATCTTCTCAGTCGTTAAACGTAGAGCGTCGCGGTAGCTCTTGATTTTTGCATACAATTTCTCAATAGAAACCTTGTTGTCGCGCTTTTCAATTTCAATATTGTTTTTATAGATTATGGTATTGTTGTAATTATCAATAAGATCAATCATCTCGGCGGAGTCTACCGAAACAACCTTGGTCTTATATTCCTTGGCTTCCTCAATCTTAGTCACTATGCTCACTTCTAATGAAGGCAATTCAACAGAAGCCAGGTGGGCATCCCGTATAAACTGACAGGTGGGAAATTTATCTCCGCATGGAACTTCATCTAATAGATCTAATTTCTTGCTCATTGATTTATAATCATTATCCAGAAGGCGGGCCTTGTTGAGTGTATCATCATATTTCTGCTTAAACTCATCGTATTCCAGTTTCTGCGACAAAAGATCTTCAATATCAATAGTGGTCAAAAAATCGTCGTATTCTTTTAGCTTCTCATTGTGCTCAGTATTCTCTGATTTAAGTTCTACAATATTAATATCAGTTTTTTCAATCTTCTTTTCTAGGGAGGATCGAGTTTCTAAAAGATTCTTAATATCAAGGCGCTCTGCGGGAATAGAATCAATTTGCATTGTCAGTGCTGCATACTCTTGCTCTGTTACGCGGAGTGCTTCTCTTAACTGTGCACAGGCACTCACTTCGTGATCGAGGGCCTTCTGGGCTTCCGCGTGTTGAACCTCAGCTAGTGCGATGTCATTACTGTAGTCGGTGTCTCCGACGCGTCGCAGCACCCCCTTTAAATCGCCGCCGTCCTCCTGGGCTAACTTAAACTTTTTCTCAAAGATGTCTAAATCCAAGAACTTAGC